ATGGAAGCACTATTCCTGACGTTTTATGGATAATTCGTGATGCAATTGAACTGTGGTTTAAATTAGGACAAAACTGGGAAGCTTGGCATGCTAGAGTGAGAGAAACGCTTTGGTATGACACAGTTAATAGTAGACATCTCTTAATTGATCAGATTATCGAATTCTTATCAGGATTGCCTAGTGGACTTTTCGCAACTACTCAAATCAATACGTTAGTATGTTTGATTTATATTTTGTTGTTCTGGATTGAACTTCATGATGGCAACTTAGAATGCCTTGCAATATTTAAAGATAACATAGCCTTTAGGGGTTGTGGTGATGATCATTTGTTAGGTATTAGCAACAAATATAAATCAAAAGTTCATGGTTTAGCCATATCAGAATGGGCAAAGAAGTACAATATGAACTACACAGCAGCTGATAAATCTGCTCCTTCAGAAAAGTTGAAATCTATTTATGAAGTGGATTTTTTGAAAAGAAGATTCAGATGGTCAGATATAATGGGTAGACATGTTATGTGTTTGACTTTAGATACAGTACTTGAAATGCCGCACTGGACTAAGCCTAGCACTGATTTCCGACAAAAGTTACAGACGTGTATCTGGGAGTTGTCTTTGCATTCCAAGGAGGTTTATGATAAGTATGCACCAGAAATTTTCGAAAAAGCTTATCAGCTAGGAGGTTACGAGTTTGAAACTTCTTATATGCTTAACCACATGAAAGTATGTGGCCTCGACATTCGGGATTTATATCCTGATGACGTGGAAGCATAAATATTTATTAAAGTGGGTAGAAGCGCCCCTAAGGACTTCACAAGAGAAAACTTGATAAACAATGCATAAAGTGTCTTGCATTTAAAATAAACCAAGAAGGTTTTTCACGATGATAGTGTCGTTTTCCGAGCTTGTTTTGTTGACCACCTGATATGTTTAGTTTTAAACTAGTTATATTTGAGCCAAGGAGCCATATATATTCTATGATGTTGAAAACGCTATCCATAGGAAAGATGTAGTTCTGCACAAAGATGTGAATTTTTATGTAGAACATTTTCAAAT